ATTCGTGGCCACGGTCAACCCGAAGGGCTTCCTGATCGACCAGACAGGGGAGAGGCGTTTCCTGCCCTTGGCGGTGGCACGCTGCGAGGTCAGGCACGACATCGACCTGCAGCAGCTGTGGGCCGAGGTCGACCAGATCGAGGAGCAGCACTGGCTGACCGATGACGAGGCCGTGGTGCATGCTCTGGCGGTGCGCGGACACAAGGCCACGGGCGAGCTCACGCACGTCATGGAGGACATCGAGATCCGCGCAGCGGCGCTGCCCGATCGCGAGAGCTGGATCCACGTCACGCCGCACGAGATCCTGACGCGGTACTCGATCCGGCCGACGCCCAAGACCTACGGCGACCTGACGTCCGCTCTGGAGTTCAGCGGGCACCACATGGTGCAGTCCAAGGGCCGGCGCGGGTACCGCCTGCCAAGTCTTAATGCTCCGCTGACCAGTGCCCAGCAGGCAGGCCTGAAGCTGGTTGTGCCGCCTAAAAAGTGAGAAGCACTATCGAAAAGAAGCAGTATGCATAGTGCTTCTGTTTTTCCCTGTAATTACAAAGCACTATAGCTAAAGAAGCAGTAAAGCATAAACATTCTAAAAGGGTAGGGGTATATAGGATATATAGGGGCATAGGGCCTTATAGAGCTTGGTGGGGGGTATATAGGAGCATACTGCTTCTCGGAGGCCTTGGACGCGGGTAAAACGCTGGCGGGCGTGAAACAAAGTGAGAAGCAGTATAGGTGCTTTTCAATACCGCTTCTAGGTCAGTACTCCTGACCTATTAACGTAATGCTAACGGGTGTTGACGCACTGGCGCTGGTATGGCACAAATAGGCCTCTACCACGGAGAACCCAGATGAACTCTACGCCCAAGATCGACGCAGTCTACTACGGCAAGCGGGACGCCATGATCGCCGAAGTGGCGACCAAGGACTTCTACGAAGGCCGGTATCTGGTCGAGATCGTGGGCGACGGCCAGTGGGATGCCGAGGGTTTCAGCAGCATCCGCGAAGCCCGCAAGTACGCCAAGACCCTCGCCGCTCACTACGGCGTCCGCACCAGCCACGTCGGCTGAACCACCTACCACGGAGACTTCCCATGACGATCCAGTTCAACGACAGCCTCGAAGACATCTTCCCCGCCCACGAGAGCCCGGCCCCGCGCGCGCTGCCTCAGGGCAGCGAGTGGGATCGCATCCGCGCCCTCGACGGCGCCGCCCCCGTCGCCAAGGCCTTCGTCGAGAAGTGCTCGAAGTGCCGTGGCACTGGCCGCTTCATCAGCTACAGCGGTCGTGTTCTCGGCCCCTGCTTCGCCTGCAAGGGCAAGGGCGAGAAGAGCTTCGCCACGGCGCCGACGGTCCGCGCTGCCGCTCGCGAGCGTGCAGCTGCCAAGCCTGCCAACCGCTGGGACGCTTTCGTGGCGCAGTACCCGGCCGAGGCCGCCGTGCTGACCAAGGGCATCGCCCAGACCTACGGCGACGGTCGCTGGAACGCGACCTGCTCCGACATCAAGGGCAAGGTCGAGAAGTACGGCGACCTGCACGAGGGCACGATGGCGATGCTGGGCCGGGCAGTCGCCCGTGACGCAGAGCGTGCCGCTGGCCGTGTCGCTCGCGTCGAGGCCGCCCCTTCGGTCGACGTGTCGAAGTTGACTGCTGCGTTCGCTGCCCGCTCCGCAGCCGGCGCCAAGGTCGCCAAGCTCCGCTTCGTCGGCGTGACGCTCAGCCTGAAGGACGCGAGCACGATCTACGTGAAGTCGACCGACCGGAAGGTCGAGGGCAATTTCGGCTTCACCAACGAGTACCTCGGCAAGATCGTCGATGGTCGCTTCATCGCCACCCGCGCCTGCCAGCCGGCCGACATCGCCGCGCTGCAAGTCGCCGCTGCGGATCCTCTGGCCGCCGCCATCGCCTACGGTCGCGTGACGTCGAGCTGCAGCTGCTGCGGCCTGACGCTCACCAACAAGCTCTCGATCGAACTGGGCATCGGCCCGATCTGCCGCGACAAGTGGGGTTTCTAATGGCTGACAAATCTAAAGACGTGGTCGAGCTCGAACGCCTCTTGTTCGAGCTCGACATCACCAACCCCGAGGCATCGCGCGCTTGCGGTGTCACGGTGCAGACGGTGTATCGCTGGCTTCGTGGCGATGCACCGATCCCGAAGATGGCCACGCGCCTGCTTGGCCTCATGCTGCAGATCAAGGGAACAGAGAACATGATCAGGGTCCAGTGGTGCGAGCCGCAGCCCGACAGCGAGACGACAAACCCAACACTGTGAGGAGACGGTGATGTCAGAGAGAATGGATTTTGCATTTGGGCTCGGTAAGGGCCTATGGCGCGGGGCGATCGTCAAGTATCCGCATTTCGTCGAGGACTATCTGGACTTCAGCGAGGATCTGCTGCTCAGCAAGCCACAGGTGCGTGGCGACGAGTTCAAGGCGTACTGCGAGAAACGCGGACTGATCAAGCCCGCCGCACTGAACCACAACGTGTGGGTGACCGGACCGAGGATCCTCGCCAAGCTGGGATGGATGGAAGCCATCGGGAAAGTGGAGCCCGAGCTCTTCCACAACCACATGCGATCGGTCACGCTTTGGCGTAGCCTGATATTCGGAAAGGGAAAGAAATGAGCGCCCTGAAGGAAGGCCTGACGCTCGTGTTCATCATGGTGGCGCTTGGCTGCCTCCTGCTGCTGGCATCTGCTGCAGCAGGCGCCCAGAATTTGCACCGGCCGACAGGATGGCAGGTGCATATCTACTACAAGGTTCCGAAGGACAATCGTGGCTGGGACACGATCGGGCCGCCCTTCGAGGACAAGCGTGTGTGCGAGGATATCGCGTATCCTGTGATGCTTGAGCGCATTCAGGATCGCGTGCGCTGCGTCTGGGTAGACGAGCTCTACGTAAGAAAGTAGCATTGCGAACCATGGATTTCACACCGCAACAGGAACAGTTCATCGTTGCCTATGTCGCGAAGCCCAATGCGACACAGGCAGCGATCACGGCTGGCTACAGCGAGAAGAGCGCTCGAACACAGGGCGCTCGTCTGATTGCAAATGCAAACATCTCCGAAGAGATCGAGCGCAGACGCAACGCCATCAACAAGCGCGTGCTCGGAAAATACGAGGTAACACGCGAACGGATCGTCGAGGAGCTCGCCAAGCTCGGGCTCAGCAATGCCGGCGATTACACGAGCTTCGATGCCGACGGCAATCCGGTCACCGACTTCAGTGAAGTGACGCGCGACCAGATGGCTGCGGTGCAGGAAGTCACGAGCGAGGTCTACACCGAAGGTCGCGGCGAGAACGCGCAGCAGGTGAGGCGCACAAAGTTCAAGCTCTACGACAAGCGCGCAGCGTTGATGGATCTCGCGAAGCTCGAAGGGCACGTCGTCGATCGGCAGCAGCTCACGGGCGCCAACGGCGGCCCGATCCAGACGATGAACGCGCATGTCGTTGCAGCTGCAGAGCTGAACCCCGAGACGCGCGCCAAGCTGCGTGAAGCGCTCGAAGCGATGGATGATGACGATGCATCATAACTGTGCCATAGTTGACGCCGGTCGATAGAGGAGACCCGCCATGTACCGCGACAAACCCGTCATGTATCGCGAGCACGAATACTACACGCCGCATGTGCGCAAGATGCTCGCGAGGGATCTTGGCCCGAAGGTCGCACGCCAGTATCGCGGGCAGCTCGAAGAGCTGGAAGGGTTGCCCCCGCGAAAGGTCATACGCGGGCGCAACGAGCCCGTGCGTACGATGACCGCCGAGGATCTCGGACTGCATCTTCTGCGCAGCCCATACGATCCGGTGTTCTCGATCTCTGGATTGCTCGTGCCGCGACTGGACGACAAGAAACGACGCAATTACGCGAACCGCTACACTCACCTTTTCATCACACCTGAAGTCCGCGCGAAGATGCGCGACGAGCGCCGCGCCACAAAGCGTTTCATGCGCACATCAGCAGGCATTGCCGCAAAGCAGGAGATGCGAACGCTGGTGGCGCGCATTGTCCGTGCCGGCGAGGTTACACGGTGAGCGCTGAGCCGCCCGCAATGCTGATCATGGACGGATACGACGACTGCATCATCGGCATCTGCACGCGGTTTGGTCAGGAGCCGATCGTCGCGTACGATCGCGCCAAGGTGATCGCGAAGCTGATGGCCGAAGGCCTGACCGAAGAGGACGCCGAGGAGTGGTTTCAGTTCAACCAGATCGGCGGGTGGCATGGCGGTCGCGTCGCCGTCCAACACGATGGCGATCTTCGCGGCTGGCTGGCGCGCACGCGGAACCGAGGAACTCAAGGAGATGATCAAATGAGCGAAGAGAACAGAGAGACGATCGAGCGCGTGCGGGCCTACGGCCAGATGCTGAAGACAGGTGCGCCGCACCAGATCCCGATCGGTGAAGACATCCTCGCGGTCGTCGACCTCGCGGAAGGCAAGCCGATCGTCGTGTCGCACGGCACGGCCGACGCCGCTGAGTTCGAGCGCCTGACCAAGCAGGTAGCCACGATCACCGCCGAGCTCGATCGCCTGCAGGGCGCCCTCGGCGAGGCCATTGCCGAGCGCGACGCGCTGAAGAAGGTTGCCGGCGCCGTGAGTGCTGGTCCGACGCACACCCAGCTCAAGAAGCGCACCAAGAAGCTTGACGACAAGGACGCACCAGCACCATAGTGGTGCTTCCTGACCTGCCACGAGGAGCTTGCAATGTACGACAAGGATGTCTCGATATCGCTCACGAGCGTTCGCCGCGATAACGAGAGGGTTGCCCAGATGATCAACCGCGCGTGGGGCGCAGGCGTGGCGTGGGTTGCCGAGGTGCCGTGGCGTAACGGCCTGACCTACCCGTCCGTGAAGTCCCTCATGGTCAACGGCAAGGTGCCCGGCCGCACCGACATACCGCACTTCAAGGCACGCGCATGACCACAGGCTCAGACGTCATCGTTCCGCTCGGCGTGACGCGCGGCACCCAGATCCGCCGGCTGTTCATGCCCGAGCGCACGCAGTTCCTGCTCATGCGCCGCAAGAAGGCCGACCATAGTCCCGACGCTGCCGGCAAGATCCTCGACGCGCTGGTCGAGTGGGACACGGCGCAGGCGGCGCCGCCCAACACGCACGAGCTGAGCGTGAAGTACAACGAGCTGCTGGATGGAGCGGTCTGATGGCGACGCGGCCGATCGCGCGGATGAGGTGCCCGACGTGCAACGAGACCTACCATGTGCTCGAACCGCACGCCTGTTGCACTCGGGGCACAGCCACCACCGGCAACATCGTGGTCGACGCACTGCCGCCTGAGATGCGCAAGATCTACGACGACGCCACGACCGTGCCCAGCGTCTGCGCCAAGACGCTGCAGACCGCGCTCGACCTCACGAGCGGCGATCGTGCAAAGCAGCACGGCGACAAGAAGCAGAACCACCAGAACATCGCCGACCTGTGGAACGCGTACTTCGGCGTCGAGGCCGTGACAGGCTACCGATACTTCACCGCGCACGACGTCGCCGTCTGCATGTGCCTGCTGAAGATCGCGCGCCTGAAGAGCGGCACGCACAATCCCGACAACTATGTCGACCTCGCCGGCTACGCCGGCATCGCAGCGGAGATCGCAGATGGCCAATAGCTACACCGTCGAGCCGACCATCGTTGC